AACGGAACCCAGCGCCATATAGAGGAACGGGAAGCCGTTGTCGTACCCCTGCGCGCTCTTTTTGGAAATCCTGACGTGCTTCCATCCATCGCTCGGGGTCAGTACCTGTCCCGGCAGTACAGACGCACCATTCAGCCAAATCTTGTAGTCAGTCGTCGGGGCCGTTGACGGCATGAAGTGAAGCGATCCGGCCTCCGCGCGTATCCAAAGAACCGCAGTACACCAGCCGTTGGCGATGAAGAGCGCTCGCGAGTTGTTGGTCATCTGGAGGTAGCGCGTGGTCCCGTCTGCTCCCGTAGAGCCGGTTGTCGCGTTGGGGCCGGCGGTCAGCACAGCGGTGTAGAACTCCACGCCATAGCGGGCCAGGCTGCCACTTGACCGCCCCATCGCCACCAGCAAGTCCTGGACACGTTGGTTCAGGTTGCCAGCCGTCCCGCCGTTTGTGGTGTTGTCGTAGATGTACTTTCCGCCGTCAGCGATCGACGCACCATTCCATGGCGTCAGGAACGAACTGGAAAATGCTTCAGTGAAGCGCAGGACCAGCGGGTTGATACTGCCCGCATAACGCCCGCTGTCAGGCATCAGATTGAGAAACGGCAGAACGTTGAGTGCCGACTTCGCGGCAGATCCCAGCTCAGTCCAGGCGCCGCTTTCGCGGGCATATGCCTTTCCGTCGCTCGGCGCGTCGGCCATCCCGCCTACCAGCTCAGTCCAGGCGCTGCCGGAATACTCGTATGTCTTGACCTGGCCTGCCGGGGTTGTCTCGTTCGCGACCTGGACACGCCAGCCCAGCCGTGGCGGCATGTACTCCCAAATGGGCGTGGTCGCCCCCGTTGCCCACCACCGTGCAATTCGGTTCTGGTTCGCACCGCTACCGGTGAAGATGTAGGTGTCGCCCTCGGCCTGGCCGGAAGTTGGCAGCGTGGCGACGCGGCCCTTGACCACGGGCTGGCGCAGGAAGTCATCCCAGCGCCACATCCGAATCAGATCGTTGTAATGCCCTTCTCCCGGCAAGCCATTGATCAGCAGGCCGGTATTCGGTCCCATATAAAGAGTCATTGTGCTACGCCTCCAAGTTCCTCGCCGAGGCGGAAGCCAAGGCCGTGTCGTTCGATTGTGATGTCGTGTTGCTGCCAGCTCTGCAGACCGTCGCGAACGCTGAACAGCACGATGCGCAGCACCGGCAGCAGCCCATGCGCCATGTCGTCCTCGAGCGGGTAGGTCCAGGTCGTGCCGGTCATGCCGGTGTACGACTTCTTCAGGCTGGTACCGCTGTAGATGCTCAGCGTGTAGGTCGTGCCAGCTTCCAGCGAAATGCTGCTCGCAGACGAGTCAACCAGCTGGTCGGCCTGCAGCAGCCGGTTGCGGTGCGCCCAAGACACGGTCAGCACACCGTAGGTCTTAGTCGGATACGCAACACCGCACACAAGCACGCGTCCTGGCGCATAGGGTCGCGCCTGGCGCTGGTTCATTCGCAGCGAGTCGACCGGCGCAAGGTTCTCTGCGAGCGTCGCCGAGCTGGTACGGCTCAGCAGCTTCACGTTCACTGTCTCGCCGGTCACGTACTCACGCGTGTCCTCGGCCGCCCAGTTTTCATAGAACCAGATCAACGCGCCGGCCTCATGCGGCGCTGGCACCGTATCGACACATCCCCGCGCGAGCACCGCGGTGCCGGCCGCAACGTTGATCGCGTCGACCCGGAAGATCTCGTCATCGATCATCGCCGCCGAGCCCACCTCGACCTGGTCGAGGTCGATACCCTGCACCAGCGTGACGCTGATGCTGGCCAGGCCCCGGCCGATATCTGCAGAGATCGCCGCGACCGGGCAGAAGTCGCCGGACGTCCGCTCTTCGAATGGTGCAGACCCCACGCGGCTGAGCAGCGCGTAGTTCATCTGCAGGCCGGACGGCCGCATGCCCATCACGGCGAGGACACCCGTCTCGGGCTGCAGTTGGGCGAGATCCGCATCGCTCAGTGCCGCTGCGAGGTCGCGGTACGGCGCTTCGATGAGCCGGCGGGTCGCAATGACCCGCGGGGTGCGGTCGGGCGGGGTCCAGTTCGGCGGCTGGACTGCGGACGTCCCGGCTGCCGGCAGTCCGAACACGTCTTCCAGCGCGGTGATGGCGATGGTGCCCTTCGTGAGGGTGCCATAGTCGATCTTGCCGGCCCGCAGGACGATCAGTTCGATCCCGCGCTTCCGGCTGCGAACGCAGAACACGTCGCCAGGGTTCAGCGCATAGGCGCGCCGATCGAGCCGCACATGGAGTTTGCGGATAGCCGACGTCGACACGTTGCAGTCGCGCGCCGCCACCCTGCCGGCCAACTCGCCGGTCGGTAGGCCCGGATACTCCTTCGTCGTCGTTATCACGCCGCCGGCCGCGCGGATCGCGCCGGCATTCTTCGCACGGGCACGCCGGTCGGTGTTTGTGATGGGGTCATGCCAGACGACGACGAACTGGTTCGCAGTGCCGTCGAGCGATGTGATGCTGTCGTCGTCGATCCCGAGCAGCCCGCTGTCCTCATCGAATACGGGCAGCGTCGCGACGTCGTAGTCGTCACGGATCAGCCGCAGCGTCCAGAGTCCGGTCGAGCGGGAAAGGAACTGAGTGGCGCCAATGTGATCGAGGACGGTCTGCTCGAAGTTGTCCAGCTCGTCTGCCACGCGAAACTTGAGGCACAGACCAAAGCCCTCGGCGAACAACGTATCTGCGGCGATCCGATACGACGCCTGGTCCAGCAGGCCGCGATCCTTGCCACGGCCCCAGTCGCGGTTTGTCTGGCACTCGAACAAGATGTGAGCGGGGTTCATCGCCTTCACCTGGTCGCTGGCCAGGCTGATCACTGCTTTCTCGGGATACCAAGTTCCACCGTCCCATCCGTTGAGCGCTCGTCGCCACCGGCTCATCCAGGCTTTCGGGTACTTGTTCATCGCGCAGAGCTGACCGTCGAAGAAAGCAGTGGTGACCCCGCGGAACGCAGGTACCAGGCCGCCCACCATCGCCGCCAGTCGAGGATTCACTGGCTGGTCCGGGGCGCCGAACATGACGTCCAGCGGCCCGACGATGCCGCCCTCGGCCTTGTCTCCACCGAACAATTCGCCGGCATTGATCTGGATCGTCTGGTTGCTCTTGACCGATCCTTTCCATGCAGTGCGATCACCTGCCTTGATCTCGACCAGCTCATCCAGCGGCCCCCTGGCAAAACCCATGAGAATGCCCATGAGGTAGCGAAAGCCGACAGTTTGCGCTTTGCTACGGCCGCCCATTGCTCGCCTCCGCACGTGCGTGGTTGACCAGGCGCAGGGCCAGCTCGTCACCGGTAGCCTCCAGCACCGATGCCGGCACTCCCTCGGCAACGAACCGGTGCCAGTCCAAGCCATGGGCATTGAACCAGGCGCGCGCACCGGATACGCAGTAACCCGGCCGGCTGGTCAGCCCCGGTACACTGCGCAGATGCGCTGTTGTGATGATCAGATCCGTCACTTCTTCGACCCCTTCGATTTGACTGCCTGCATCCGCTCGTGACCGGTCCCGAGGACGATCCAGTCCTCGATCCACACATCGCCGAAGATCACGTAGTGGCCGGTGCCGTCCTCGGTCTGCGGGAGATCTTCGGAAGTCAGCGCCTCCGGTTTCGGCTTCGGCGCTTTCGCAGAAGTAGCGCTGCTGATCAGATACGACGCGACCAGAATCGCGATTTGCACCCACATGGATGACTCCTACCACCAGGGATCGCCGTCGAACGGCGACTTGCCCGGAAGAAACGGCACTGCACCGCAGTTCGGCGTGTTGTCGAACTTATCGTTGCAGGTCTGAATGAGCTGGTCACAGCCAGGGAACGCGACAGCCCGAGTACCAGGAGCCAACAGCGAGGTGCCACCCACCAGGACCAGGCGGTTGCCGGTGTGCTGCTGGATACCACGCTGCTCGATCACTCCCTGGCCGCTGTCCCACTCGACGTAGCCTCCGCGGAACCAAGCATCGGGGTAGCCGCCGATCGCGTTGCCGGCCCCCGTCACGCTGTTGCCATCACGCAACTCGACGGTGAACGGCACGCGGTATTGCTCGCGGTCTGCCCGGCAGTTGTGATCGAACACCGTGTAAGGGCACTCACGTCCCCATGCGAGGCTGATCGATGTACGCGGTTCTGTTCCGAGCAGCCGGCACTTGATCTGCACCCGGCTGTCGGCCGGCCAGTTCACCTCGTCGATCCTGCCCATCCACACCACAAGCCCCTGCGGTTCGTTCCAGTGGATGTCCCAGACGGTCAATGTTGGAGCCTTCGATGGCCGAGCGCCCCGGTACAGCTGCGCGACTTCCAAGTCGCTCGGGCCAGTAACCGTCATGATGTCGGCGCTGACCTGGCCGGTCATGCGCCGTCCATCGTCGCTCACAGGCCGCGCCCGAAAGGTCATGTTGTTGAACTCGATGTCTCGATTCGCTGTTGTGTAGGTCCAACGGATCGGGCCGAGGCGGAAGTCGTACAAGCTGATCGCCTGGCCATCGGCGAGCGACCGCTCGCGATCACTGAAGCTCATCGCGTACTCCTCGGAACACCGTGCTGGCTGTGCTGATACCGTCGGTGTCGGTTTCGTGGGTGATCTGCACGCTGTCGCTGTCTTGCCGGCAGAGGGTCATGAACGAGATGCGCGCAACGTCGCTCGGCCGGACAACTGTGCCGAGCGCGCTGTCGATCGCCATGCGCTCGACGTCGACGTTCAGCTCGCTGACGTCGAGGATGCGCCGATGGAAGACCTGCCCGCCGTACAGCTCGATGCGGATATCACGCCGGCCGGGCGCATCAGCCCTGAAGAACCTCGCCAGGCCAACCAGCTCGACATCGAGGACGGAACTGGTCGCAGCCACCGTGTCGACCAGCACCAGGTCGGCGGCATGGGTCGGAATCCAGATCGCTTTCTGTCGGCCGCGCAGGGCGTACAGCAGGCTGCGCAACGCCGCATGCTCCTCGCGACCCTCGGTCTGCCAGCGGAAGCCATGCACCGGGAAACCGACCCCCGCCTGGTCGGCGAATTGCGGCAGGCCGGTTTCGTTGTCCAGGACATCGAGCAGGCGCTGGTACGACAGGGATAAGTCTTCGGACTCTTCGGGCCGCTGCTCGAGGACAGGCCAGCCCCGGTACGTTGCCGAGGGTATGACCTCCGGCCAATCGCTGCTGTCCATCACCAGGAACCGCGCTTGTGCGCTGTAGAGGGTGTCTGTCAGACGCGTCAGCGCCGGTTGCTCCGTCAGCTGTGCGGTGCGGATTGGGTACAAGCGAGAGCCGGCCGGCCAGCGACGCTGAACCGGGCGGGCCAGTTGAATCGCCGACGCGGTCAGATCCTGGATCTCCACCACCTCGTACTCGAACGCTGACTCACCGCGCAGCAGCGCAAGGCCCCCAGCACGAAAATCCCGCCAGCGGGTATCGCACTCGACCGTTTGTGCGCCGGCAGCGGTGACGCTTGCCAGCAGCTGTATGTCCGGCCACACCGGCAGCGCCCAGATTCGTCCGCCCCAGCCGGCCAAGCTGAGATCGAGGAGCACGCGCTCGCGCCCCTCTGCGTAGAACTCAGCTTCGAATGAACGCCGGGGCGACAGTCGCAGCGATCGCCGTTGCTCGACTCCCGACGTGCTGGTCAGCAGCTCGGTCAACCACTCCAGCGACTCTTGGACACCGTCAGCCCAGTCCGGGCCGAACGGCCACGCGGTGATCCGGTTTCCGGTAATGACCAGGATCAACGGCTGCTCGTCCTGCAGTTGCCAGACGATGCGAGCGTCAACTACCGGCGGTCCATCCGTCGACACGGCCACAGTCCAGATGCGCTCCTGCAGCGCCGCGAACGGCAACGGCGGCGACGGCTGGCCGGCCAGGCTGATGCCATCGGCGTCCTCGCGATCGATCTGCGACAGGGTGCGGGGCGTGAAGTGGGCGTTCCAAACTGAGACGGGACGTTCCTGCACGCTCACGACGTTCCCCAGATCCAATCGGCCAGGAATCAGCCAGATGCGGTTGTAGAAGTTCTCGACCAGGTCGGACTGGTGAACTGCCGAGTACGCCGAGTGAATGACGTCAACCGGCTGGTGTGCCGCATAGCTGCCAGCCAAGGTCGAGGCGCTGGCCGAGCCCAGGGTGATGTCCTGGTTCAAGCCCAGAGCGGAGATGTTCGGGGTGATGCCGGCAACGGCCGCTTCGACCGGCCGAGGTACTTGAAATCCGGGGAAGGTCGCCATTTCTACTCGACCACCCGGAATGCATAGCCGACCAGCGCGCTGGTGTTGCCGAAATCGTTTGCTGTTCCGCGCTGCAGCAAAGGGAAGACGCGCCAGGTGTCGGTTCCGATCGTGATCGAGTCCCCAGGCGCGAGGAAGTCCATCCGGCACAGACCGAAATCAGGCGCTTCGCCGATGTACCTCGAACGCTGCTGAGCGCCGAACGCATAAATTGCACACGGCACAACGTTGGTCGAGCTGTTCAGCTCGTTGGCGCTCGCGTCGATCAGCCCAACGTCGGGGTGATACTGACTGCTGTAGTTTCCGCGACCCGCACCAACGACGCGTCGCGAGACGTTCGTTGTGTAGTCGAACGGCAGCCACTCCGGCGAAGGGCCGCCGTCAAGGCTGTCCAGCCGCAGCACGCTGCCGCCGCCACTGTACCGAATGTGATAGCCATCGAAGGGGTGCGACGACCAATTGTTTGTCAGCGCTTGGCCAGGGCTGTAGATGAACGAGCCGCAAACATACTGACCGCCTGTATAGGCGACGCCACGCTTGTTCAGGGAGCCGATCATCACTGGACGGAACTGACCGGCAGCGATTTCGACGTGAAGGTGCAGATAGGCAGCGGTGGCGAACAGGTGATAGCGCGTGAATGGCCCGGCGCTGAGC